GCTTGATCTTCTTCTGGTATACAGTTAGGTACTTCTACACCTTTCTTTTTCTTCATTCCAAGTTGCTTGTATCCGTCCCAACAAGGATCTTCAACTTTTTCTAAGAATTGGCTAAAAGAGATCATTATACTGTTATTCCTGGTGATATTGCTTTAACACCCAATAATCGATCTGATTCCATCCTTCTTAGCTTTGGAACAAGTCTCAAAGCAAGACGACCAATTAAAGCTTTGCGTTGACTGATCATACGTTCAGCTCGTTCCTTTTCAGCCACAGACAGTTTGCCTACAGGTTTCTTCATAATCTTTTGCTTGAGAAGCTTGATTGCCATACGTCGTGCTCTTTTTATTAATGTTTTAGGATCAGCACGTCTCTTCATTGCAATTTGCATTTTGCGTTGACGTTTTGCAGATGTCCTCATAAACCTAATGCGAGCTTTCATCCTTTCTGATCTCGACAACACTTCAGCTAACATTTCCTCATTAACTGGCATGTCATCTATTTCTTCTCCAGTATCTGGATCAACAATAACTACCTCATCGTCGTCGGCAACATCAATCAAATCATCAAAGTTAGCTTGATTAACAAGTGCATCTAACTCATCGTCTGACAGATCTAAAATCTCAAAGTCAGAATACTCGTCTTCTTCCGACATGGCTTTCTTTTGATTGTCATGCTGAGTTGCCAGAGCTTCACGTTCTTTTGAATGACGTAATATTAAATTAGCTTTATCAGTTTGCTTAGCCATTTTTTCTTTACGAGCTCCGGTGTCATAATCGACGGACTGCTCTTGCACATCTTTATTATCTTCACCGGGTTTACCTCTTGATCTGCTGTTGGCAAATTCGATTTTATGAGCACGAAACTTACGTCCTGTCTCAGGATTGACTTTGTAATCTGCAGACGCCATATCTTCAGTCTTGTATTTAACCTTCATGTGACGATCTTGTTGATCATCAGCAGGAGATACAATACCATGACCAACTTTGTTTAGCTTGTTGAAGTCTTTAATACGAAGAATTCCTTTAGCTGCATTATAGTTCGAATCTGTGTCAACTTTTTCAGACTCATGAATCTCTTCTTTCATTGAAGCTGGCATCAAAGACATATCAACCTTTACACCCACTTCTTGAGCTAAATTGAGCATTTTTTGTAGTACACCGATAAGTTCAGGTGTCATACGTTTGTTCTTAATCTTACGCAACCCCATGTTGATAGCAGCTTCAGGAGTCATCGACTCAACCTTGTCAACACCAAGCATATCGGCAATAACCCGAGCCACTTTGATCTTATCAGTGGGACGGATTGTTTTGTTTGTTAGATCTTCTTTAATCGCAGATTCATGCAGCTTACGCAATTCTGTGTAATCTTTATATGCACTTTGAATCTTACCCATGTCTGTAGACCTTACACTCAACATGGATTCACGGGCCACGTCTAAATGCATCTTTGCTCTTTTATGATTACCAGCTTCATGGGCTACACGGGCCTGTTTAACCTTTTGGTTAAAAGATGTAGCCGCTGATTCTTGTAAGTGTTCTTGATTACTCATTATTCTTCCTTGTTTATGCAAACATCTTAACAAATTTCTTCCACTCTTCAGTTGAGCCGCCTTGTTGCTCAACTCCTGCTCTTGTATTCAAACCGCGAACAAGAGTTCTTAGGTTAGCTGTCTTACTTGGAATTCTACGCGCTTTAATCACCTCAACAACTTCAATACGATCTTCTTTTGATAAAGTATAGTTGACATCCAATGGAATCTTGTCAACAATCTTTTCCATGAAGCTGTAAATTTCTTCATTGGTTGGGTCAATGGTGATAACATATCCACGAGTACGCAAGGCACCGTCAGGATCAAGTTTGTTCAAAGGCATATTGGATATAAAAATAATCTTACCTGTGAACTCAAATGACCTCGGAAGTACATCCTCGTTATCTGCTTCGTCATCGTAATCGTCTGGGTCAACAAATTGTTTGCCCCCTCTCATCCAACTAATCTTTCTGACTTTTTTAGTGTCTGATGCAGCTTTAAATAAGTTACGTCCTTCTTGATCATTAAGAGCCGAGTCAGAGTCATCAAATAGGATAATATCTTTGCGGTGATTAAAAAGGATTCTATAGATCCCTGTTGGGGTAGCTGATCCAGTAATCTTAAAGAATCCTTCTCCATCACGCTTACCAGCATCATGTAGCATATCTTCCACAGTTTGAGTCTTGCCAGTACCACCTCTTCCACCAAGGAAAAGAGCATTGGTCGCATTAGACATTAGTAGTCTCATACCAGTCTTTAGAGCATCGAGCTGCTCTTCGTATGTCATCCGGTCAATTTCGCTCTCTGATACACCTTCTACTTCATATGTTTCAGGACGGCCAGCAGATACAGTAAACTCAACGCTGTCAGATGACCCAACTACCTTAGCTAATATTGCTTTAGGATCAATCTTCTCTACATCATCTTTATCAATGATGAGTTGTTTATTTCCGGGTCTTGCATTAAACAGATTAGGATACATTTCACGAATGATGCGTTGAACATCATTCCACTTAGGACCATACTTTTTATTACCACCTTCTAAGGATTGTTGACGGATTTGAATACCCATCTTCAATCCATTGAGTGTATTACTAATGGTCTTTAGAATAATATCAGGCGTGTATACTGCTTCAGCTAAAAAACTTTCAGCATCCGACTCAATGTCCTCGTTCACAAAGACGCCGGACGTATGAACAAGCCCTAACATAAAGTCTTTAATGAAGGGAAGAATTTTAACTAATGACTGTTGTCTATTGAAAGTGATATGTTGTGTTGGTTTGGCACCAGCTTTCATACCATCCCAGTAATCCATTGAAACTAATCCAAGCGAGCTGTCGATCGACCTCACCCAATTGAGTCGAATGGATCTGTTACCAACAAAAAAGAATCTAGCACCCACTCCTACCTTACCACCTGAGGTGAACACTTCTTGAGTAGGATAGTAGTATGTCTTTCCGACGTGTTTTCTCATGTACCGAGTAACAGCACTGGCTACCTTAGGAAAGTCTTTTGATCTAATCGTGGACTCATTGATTGTTGTATAATAGCGTTTGAAATTAAACATTCGATGCTTCCTCGAATACTTCGTTTATCCATTTGTTGTGTACTACCCCTTGAACGTCTTTAACCAGTAGGTGATTTGTTCCCCTTTTTACTATTTCAAAGGACTCACCACTGATCGACTCTACAATATCACCGACATTGTATATTTCTTTACGGAAGTACCTTTCCCGTATTGAGTCAACGACGAGTTTTACTTGTTCTTTAATTACGTCATGTCCAAGACCCTCCCTAACGTCATTCATTAGACGCTTTGCATCTATCATTCTGACTCTTGAAGGAAGTCCTTTTTTAAACTCGATGAAATCACCCTTAACTGCTGCTGATCTCATTTTAGAGGATGTCATTCCAGATGCATCATCAGCATCTGGATCTCGTTCGCCAGCTGTTATGACTTGAATGCTATCAAAGTTGTAATCTACACCATTATACTTTTCAAGAGTTTCTCTATAAGAGTTGACACGATCAGAACCAGCAACCATAATCAGGTGTTTATATTTCTTATTGAGAGCTGCAGCAGCTTCCATGAAGGTGCGCTCTTGATCATTAGCACTCTTGAAGTTGGTGTTAGGGAACATTAAGTTTAAATAGTGGAGTTTGCGATCTAGTGTGAGAGGATTCTTTTTCTTATCCTGTGTACGAGATGCATAGATGACGTAGTCAGCACGAGATTGCTGAGCTAGTTTTTTGACGAAACGGACAATTAGTTCATGCCCAGTTGTTGGAGGATTAAATCTGCCAAAAGCAAGCACGACTGTCTTGGAAGGTAGGGATTCTACCAACTGTCGGTATTTTTTCATTTAATCCATCTATATAAAGTTGTATTATTAGTTATTTATGTCAGTATACCTCTCGCCAAACCACGCAACTCATGAATCTCTCATGTAATCGCCAAAGGTTAGAAAGTTTTCACCAAAGGCTTGTTTGATCTTACGAATTGCTGTTTCTTTACCTTTGGCCTTGTCAGTGCCCACTTCACCAGACTTGACCGACACCATGGACCTAAACACACCACTGATTCGTTGACCGCTGCGATTAGACTTTAGTTTTGATTTGGCCTGAGCAAGTAACTTATCGAAAGGTAACGATAGGTTGTATTGGTACAGTAACTTTTCAAGGTCTTTGAAGTTACGCGACTTCCAAATAATCTCTCTACTCTTTTGTTTATATGTACCTGGTTCGTACGTGACCTTACGCAGTTGTAATTCAACGCTAGATAAGTTGAATTCATACTCTGTATCTTTAGGTAGCTCTGCAGGTGCTCGGATACCCATTTTCTTGAATAAGACAGAGGGTTCAGTTTCAATCGATGCTACTTTAACCAATCCCAATACCAAACCCTGCTGTTCAGCTGGCATATCTAAGAAGTCACCTTTAAACTGTGCTTCAGTATGATCCAATGCAATGATGTTGTCGATCTGCACACTGTAATCGAGAATTGGATCATGATAGCGAATCGTAACAATCTCACCAGTATTTAAAAACTTCTTGCCTTTATATCTTTCTGATCTAAAAGGAACAATAGTTGAGTCTGGTAGTTTGGCAAGCCAATCAGCAAGTTCTTTCTTTACTGTTGCCTTATCTTTGTCCGACTTGATATGGGTGATAAGATCAATATCTCCAAAGCTTTCCTTAGTCATATCAGAGTTGTAACTGCCCGATGGTTTGATTGATACAAACCCAGGATACTTCTTCATTATTTTTTCATAGCTTACCAAGAACTGTTTAAAGTGTTCTCTACTTTTAATTCTATCAGCACCTGTTGAACCAGACATTACATGCCTTTCAGTTTAGAGTTATCGGGTAAGAACTTGCCTGTCAGCCCCAATCGCGTTTTACGTTTTTTCCATTCAGCTTGAAGGTCGTCAGGTATATCTGCTCTGGTACGGTCTAGAATTTTAAAGTAAGTATCAATCATCCCTGAGTAATCTGTAGGCTTCATGTGCTTTTTAAGCTGAGCGTGCAGTTTGTAGTAATCTTCTGTCACAGAGGTGTTAAGAGGTACACCTAAACGAAACGATAATTCTTTTAGAGATCGTGTAGGATCTGTCGCAATTAGCTTGCCAGTATCTTTATCCTTGACTCCGGATACATGATTAAACGACAAGTTAGCTTGCTGAAAAGCAGATAGCATGAGTTGTGTACGATGCAATCCCTTAACATTCGACCCTGCCGGATAGGCAGCCGAATAGTAAGAGAACTTCAACCATTGCAGATCGCCAACCATCCAATCGATTTGAACGCCAGTTCCTAACTTTTTACCTGTCTTATCAATTTGAGGATACACCCCAAAGATGTTTCCAGCAGATACCTTAGCCTCATCAGTGTGTAGATTTGGAGCCTTCTGATTGATGTATTGAGTGAGCAGTTTGAGAAATGCCTTCATCATTAACTGTTCAGGCAAAGCTGTTTTAGCTCTCTTTGATAGCTTCAAGAATTCTTCTTGGACTTTTGCGTGATCGATGTTCCACATAGCCATTGCTTTGGGAGACATTTCTCTGTCGAGTAGGTCTTTAGCATCTATCCCCAAGTCGATGTCACCTGACAATGGTTTCTTACCAACTGAACCAAGGGGATGAAAATGCTGCATGTTGAATATACTAGCTTTTTTAGGGAATACCTTTTTTAGCTCAGCGAAGTATGCATTTAGAGTAGGTTCAATGTCCTCAAGAGCAATGGATGATGTCTGTCCTTTAAACACATTACCCCCTTCAATAAGAAAACTTGAAAATCCTAACATTTAAACCTCTCCTTAATTGTTTTTATTGAGCCATCAGGCTTAGCATAGTACGCCTCAAATTTTACTGTTGGAAACCTTGCACTCAACTTCAAAAATACTTTTAGGTTTTCCATACTATCATCAAATAGTCTTACTTTAGAGAACTGCCTAGTATTTAGGTAGTTGTATATGATCATATATTTCTTTGTGGCAACGTCATGGTCACTGAGAATGTTACCTGCTCGTTCGACTCGGATCTTGCTCATGTCGAGTCCGTGATTACGGAACACGTCTAGAAACTTCTCTTTGTTGTCAAAGTCTGCTCTTGCCGTAAGAATGATAACTCGTGAAAGCGGCTTTTGAGCAATCCCTTTTGAAATTGCTTTGGCCTTCTCAATCATTCTACCAATTGGCTTAGATTCTGCAAACTTATCAGCAGAACGGAACTCAGAAAAATCAAACGACTCTCCAGGCGTTAACATATAAGTGTTAAACTCAGAATTGGACAAACTTTTAACAACCTTGCCACCCTTCTTAACAGCAATCTGAGCTGTTGTATGGAATAAAGTTTCATCAATATCAAAGATGGTCAGGCTACCGTCATTAAAGGTAGCCTGTTCGCTAAGGTATTCTGAGAACGATCTCATCATAGTTTAGATGTGATTTTGTCACTTATTTTCTTAGCAAGGGTAGCAGTATTAGATAGAGAAATTGGAGTTCTCCATCTTCCAGGAGGAGCAGTTATTTTATCTGCTTTATTATCCACCACAACTGTACCCCGTAATGCCTGCTCTAAATTCTTTTCAACTGTATCAGGAGATACCACGACTAATATAAAGTGCAAATACAAATTAGGATATTCAATGAGAATATCCTGGCTGTATCTAGCTGCAGGAGATCGATTGCCATCATTCTTAATCAAATCGCTTTTGTTGCTTTCCCATCTACTTTTTGATCCACTCGAGAAGTTTCCTATCTTAATAAATGAAAATTGCTTGGATCTTGCCACTTTATTTAAATGCGTTACTACACATGACCGTCCGTCATAAGCAGTGACCTTGTTGGGCGATTCTGTTAAAATATAAAAGCATACGTACGACCCCTTTGCATCGTTTTCTGTCATACCGTTAACGTATGTTGGATTATAAACGACCGTGCGTTCTTGTATGTTTTTTCTTTGTAGGGGCGTTACTTCAATAGCCATAAGGGGTCTCTTATTTTTTTACTTGTATAACATATTTATCAATAAAATTACTCTGGATCAGTAGGTTCCTTGGGGAAGTCCTCTATAGGAATCTCTTCTGCGAGCTTAGGTAACTCCACTGGTTTGCCGTTAAGGATAAAGGAGATTTGATCCTTCACCTGTGATTTGTCGTTAATCATTTAAAGTCCTCAAAGGATTGTGGTTTCATTCTTTTACCAAAGTTGCTCTTATCAAATATTGGGCCGGTATCTTGACCTGAATCAGTCAATCCAGTCTGAGCTGACTCCTCGCAATCATACAGCTTCATCTTGGACCGATCTACACCTATAACAAAACGTTTGTAGTAAGAGGGATCAGCATATCGATTCTTCAATTGCTTGACCATAATCTGATTTAACTCGTCCAACTCTTCGGATCTAATCAAAGCAATCATCAAATCAGCTGTTGCTGGCAAGCCAAATGACTCTGAAGTATCTGTAAGCTCAACGTCAGAATTATTGAAGCCTCCACGCGTTGTCTGAGTAGCAGTGAGGATAGGTATATTGTATTCTACAGCTAAACCACGAAGCTCCTCAGCAATGGACTTGATGTACATGTACGAGTTTACAGACGCACCCATCTTTAACCTGGCACTAGAGCAAATATTTAGATAATCGATAATTAACAAATCAGGTATAAAGTCTAGCTTGCCCTTGATCTCTTCAAGTAAAGCTCTGAAGTGACCAGAGTGAGCTGAGGCAGTAGGATACTCTTTAATGATCAGTTTGCCCTGTGTCTTCTTGGATATCTTATCTACTCTATTAGTAAAAGCTGCTCTATCAACAACCTTAAGCTCATCCATTGAAAGGTTCATTAGGTTTGCATCAATACGTTCAGCAATCTTCTCCTCTGCCATCTCCATTGTAATGTATAGTACATTACGTCCCTGCATTAAGGTGGATGATGCAACGTGACACATGAATAGAGATTTTCCCGCACCAGTACCTGCCAAAACTACATTAAGCGACTTCTTAGACATGCCTCCAGATGTAATCTTGTTTAGCATGTCAAGATCAAAGGCAACTTTCTCTTCCTTACGGTGATAGAAGTCGTATCGCTCATTAGCGTCAGCCAAGTAGTTGTGACCAACATGCTGATCGAATGATATAGACAAAGCATCTTGAAGGATCTTTGGGATCGAATCCTGTGTTAGTTTTGTATCCTTGCCATCAATGATCTTAATAGACTCAAGGATGGCATTGTAGACTGACCTGTCTTTACAGAACTTCTCTGTGTTTTCTATCAACCAAGTCTCATCTGTGCGATCCTTGTGTAACATATCAACAATACGTTGAGCTTCTTGCAGCTCTTTATCTGTGATGTCTTTACGGTTGTTTAGTTCAATCTTGATAATATCTTGTGTTGGCAGTTTGTTGTACTTGGAAAAGAATCCAAGAGTTTCTTCTGCAACGACTTTCTCTAACCGTTCTTGGAAATATGATGGCTCCACAAAGGGAGCCACCTTACGACAATACTCTTCATTATGAATTAGACTAGCTAGAATTTTCTGCTCTATTCTCATCAACACCACCTGTGTATACCAAGGAGTTATAATTAACACCTTTTTCAATTAACTCAGTTAGAATAGGGCCGATGTGTTGTATAAACTCATTGTTTAGTCTTGAGCCATCTTTAAGCTCATACTCAAACTTAAGTCGTAACACATCGACCTCTTCTAACAACTCAACTCGTCCGTACTTGTATACTATACCTGCATACGGACCTTCAAGCAACTCTATCCATTGATTATCAATGATTTTATATGGCTTCATCTTCAATCTCTCCAAGCTCCGTGTCAATGTCTTGGTCTGTCATTAGTTGGCCTGACGATATCTGATAATTGGTCTTAACCCATTCTTGAAACTTTGCATTTGTAAGAATAGGGAACCAGAAGTCTTTGGTGTCAGTATCCTTCAATCGATATTTTTTATCCACAATTTCACCTGTGTCTGTGTCGACTTGAGAATACCATCCATTACTAGGTTTAACAACATGACCTGATATTAAAGCCATGTCAAGTAAGCCTGACCAGCGAGAAACACCCCCATCGAAACGCACTGTGATAGGTATCTTTGATTTCTCTCGTACATATCTACTCTTCTCTACGTTAATGATGAAGTTGTAACCAGCAAGTTCTGCCCCATCCTTTTCTTGTTGACGGCCGAGAATGAAGATGTTGTCGGCTGAGTAATATGATCCCGTACCGCCACCAATAATATCCTTTGGATACAAACCGATCTCTTTGTACGTGTGGTTTACCACGACCATTGGAATATCTTTGAGAGTTAGATGAGGGGTCACCATTCGAAAGAGTGACTTAATCTGCTTTGCTCTACTCATATCTGCAACAGACTTACCATCCATTGCATCATCAACTTCTTTCTTTGACGCCAAGTTTCCAATAGAGTCAATTAGAATCATAACACGATCACCACGTTCAATACCATTTAGCTGTTGCATGATATCAAACTTTAATTGCTCCACATCTGTGATAGGTGTGTGAACAACTCTATCCATATCGATACTCAGAGCTTTGAAGTAATCGAGGGGAGTTCCAAATTCTGAATCATAAAATAGGAGAACTGACTCAGGGTACTTCTCAAGATAACTCTTAGCCATAATTAAGCTAAACATTGTCTTGAAGTGCTTCGAAGGACCAGCCCACATTGTAAGTCCAGGTGTAAGACCACCATCTAACTTACCTGATAGTGCAACATTGATAGCTGGGACTGATGTTGGGATCATGTCCTTTTTGGTAAAGAACTTCGATGCAGCAAGTATAGCTGAATCTTTGATTGTGGAGTTCTTCTTAATTTTATCTAATAAGCTCATTGTATACCTCAATGCATTGTGTTTGATTCTTGTTCAATTCCAGAATGGATAATATGCTCTAACAACTTTCCAATATACTGCTCAAAAGGTTCTATGTTACCAAAGTCCTTGGATCCTTTATCTAGTAATTCATACTCAAAGTTGATGTTAATTTTATGATCATCCTCTTCAGTATCTACATTTATCTGACCATAAGAGAATACTATACCTGCAAACGGTTCATCCAGCAACTTTATTGCCTCCATGCCATTGGCTTTGTTTTCAACCATGACGTAATTAAATTTCATCCCATCTCCTCAACAGTGTACTCAGGATTTTTTACATCAAACACGAATGTTATTCTAGGCACGTTACCTAGATTTTCTGTTCCATGTAACTTCTTATTGTTGAACCAGAACAACATGCCTGGTTCAACTATCACGTATTCATCATCAACGAAGTATTTGTATTTGCCCTGAATCGATAAGTGATACCTATCTCTCGTTAAATAATAGGTTCCTTTATCAATATGAGCTCCAACATTATCTCCAACGTTGAGTCTGATAAAGGCACACCTACTAACATCTCTAAAGTAATTACCTAGAATTCGAAATACTTCAGTGTGGTTGTGAAAGGCCGGAGTGGGTACACAGATTTCACTATCGCCCACATACTGACCAGGTTCACTAATAGCTCCCAGTACAAGCTGAAGAGCTGTTGCTTCAATTTTAGGGAAGTTTAAATCTTTAGTCACGTCACCAGTGTTAAGTATATTTTGTTGACTTCCCCAATCATCTGGATACTGTTCTAGTTGATGTGACACTCCCGACACATCAATCCCAGACTCCATCACACGAATGTGACGGCCAGGCTTAGACTCTGTTACTTGCGTATCCATTATTCGAAAAAGTCCTCTAATGTTGATCGTTGGGTAGTTGACCAACCTAATGCATTTAGGATGTTCTGAACAGCATCTTCAAATGTCTTCTCAAACATCTTATCATAGTTGATGTATTCATACAATTCTAATTCAGGAGGTAGCTTATCAACAAACGATATACAATCTTCGTATATTGGATTAGGAACCTTCAAATAGACAAACTTTATCTTATCACCCTCTTGGATGAGCGGATATTGTTTTGTTAGGTTCTTTGCTTTTATATAGTGATTGTATAGTAAGGCTCCTCTAACATGAATGGGAGTAGACTTTTTGTAAATGGATGAATCGCTATGATACTTCTTTACGTCCGAGATGCCCCTTGGAAAAGCAATTTGTTCAGGTGTAAGAGCTCTAAATTCAGACTTATAATCGGCAACATAATTCTTTACATCGGCCTCTGTGCCATACAAGATTGCAGTGAGAGATCCCCTTAGCTTATCTCTAATCACTGAAGGGGTAGACGATTTGACCATCTGAAGACCCATCACCTTCAACTGAGGCTCGGTATACTGAACACCTTCCGAATTGTATACAGACATCACATACCGCTTCTTGGATACGCTAATCATCGTGTCGACAAGGTTCTCTCGCTTCATCTGCATCTTCTGATCATACGCATTCATGTAGTTAGCAAGCTCTTGATATGACTCATCTATAAAGGGTTGAATCTTGTCTTCAGCAACCTTATCCATAAACTGAATAACTTTATCTGTTGGAACACTAACCTTACCGTCTACACCGTAAACCTTTTGCACAAGATCGTTGAGAGACAACACAACAGAGTCTGTATCGATCAACACGATTCGGTCTACATTATCTGTTTTAAGAAGTTGATTGAAGTATTCATTCAGCTTATTGGCAATCCACCGAATCGATAGCTGTCCTGATATTGTAATACTCTCAGCGATGCGCATATCAAAATATCTGAAGTATGCGTTACCCATAGCGCCATAAGCACTGTTGAGTAAAATCTTCATAGCCATCTGTAGATTGTTTAGCCGACTAATTTCTCCCTCCCACTTAGGATCTTTAGTGTTGGCATACTCCTGCCTGGCTTTCAACATTTCTTTCTTGTAGATCACACGCTTGTCATAATACAACTGCATTTGAGTTGGAAGCAGCCCTTTCTTATCTTTTCTGAAGCACCACCCATTAGCGGCCATTGCAACGTCTTGATCATACACACCAGAAAGGTCAACTTCCTTATTCAACAACTTGTCAATAGAAGTATCCAGACGTGTTTCAATGATGGTCTCGGGACTCATGTTGTATTGCATAATCAAGTGAGGATATAGCGAATTTAAGTCAAAAGAGCAGCACCAGTCGTGTTTGCCGATAAGTGGATCCTTTACATACGCTCCCTTAAAGTGACCATCTTTCTGTCCACCCTTCCTTGGTGGAACAACAATCTTCTTCTCGTTGAGGTAATTGTAAATGATGATGTCCCAAGTCTTGACGGGACTGAACACATCTTCATAGTTTACCTTTGCTGCGTACGCCATTGTTAAAGCAAGATCTAAAAGCTTCATCTTAGCATCTAACCTATCAACAAGCTCCACATCTCGAATGTTATAATAGCAAAAAGTGTCCCAGTGATTTGTATAGAACTCTTTGAAAGTGTTACCAGGATTCTCTAGCTTACGCTCACCAAGCTCCACCCAAGCAATGTAGTCTAACTTGTAAGACTCTTGAGCGGAGTATGTGAACTTCTTGTATAAGTCAAGATAGTCTAGTGATGCTACACCAGCAATGTAGGTCTTTTGAGCAGTACGTCCTCCAAGATCAACCTCTCGTTGGTTAACCTGTCCCCAAGGACTTAATTTATTGGCAAGGGTGCTACTCAATACTTTACAGAGTCTATTGTACAAATATGTCAAGTCAAACAAGGAACTATTCCATCCCGTAACAGCATCAGGACAATTCTGTTGCCACCAAACGATGAAATCCTTCAGAAGAGCTTGCTCAGTTGAGAAGTATCGATATTCAAGGTTCTCCATCTTACCACTAAACTCTCGAGCTCCCCAAGTTATGATACTTTTCTCTTTAGTATCCTTCACGGTGATCAACAGTATTCGCTCTCCTGCAACCTTGGGATCTGGGAATCCATGTTCAGTTTCTGTCTCGATGTCGATAGTGAATATAGACATCCCCAAAGGAATAGAAAGGATCTCTTGTGGGTATGTGTCAGCAATGTACTGATAGATGTTACCTGGAGACTCGTAAACTTCAAACCCGTGGACATCTTTATACCTTTCAACAAAGTCCTTGCAATCGTACATCGATCCTGGTTTAACAGCGTATACCACTTGGTCATCTAATGTCTGCCATTGGTCTGCTGCCTCTTTTAACTTTCCCTTGACCCATAGAGTTGGACGGAAGTCAACTTTTTGGTTGAACCTCCGCCCATCTTCAACACCCCTCACGTAGAGAGAGTTACCTCTTTGATATACATTTGTATACATTCTTCATCCTATAATCGATCTGTCATCATACACCCAACTTCTTATTTAATCAAGTCAGATGTATCAGCAATAGTCTTGTCAAGCCTCCACTCTAAAAATACTGGAAGAAAGAGAGAATCAACTCCTCTCCTCTTGTCGCTAATTCGCGCATTGTATTTAACAGCCACAATACGTCCGATGCATTCGCGAGTAATGGAATCACGATCAGCATCAGAGAAGCCCGTACCCAGACCGACCCTGACAGTACCACAAGCAGACTCAAGAACGAGAGCACCCATACGTCCATTATTTTTTCCTGTTCCTTCTACCCAATCAACGACCTTGAGATCGCATTCAAGCTCACCCTTAAATTTGATCTGGTGCTTTGAACGCTTATTCTCCCAAATCATGTCTTTAGTTTTCAGGATGATGCCTTCTTGTCCTAAAGACAAAAGTCGCTCAAAATGAGATTGAGCTTCTTCTAGTGTGTCCACTTCCTTGGTCCACACGTTACTGACTCGGTCATTAGCTCCCTCGATCAACACGTTTAACTTCTGAAGGCGAATCGAGTATGGAGTTTTGCACACTCCAGCTTCGAAATCCACTAAAGGAATTAGATCCCATAACGTAGCATATACTGTCTCCCCCTCAGCTTTTGACTGTGTCCCTTTAACGGCCTTGTTGAGTATACCATTACCAGTTTTACGATCAAGAAATTCACCGGGCTGGCCACAAATAAGCAGCTCACCATCAAATACGACATCCTCTCCATTAGCCATAAGAATAAAAGGTTCAGCAAATGTTGGATCAGCAATCTGAATGTCTTTACCGTTACGTGAACGAAACTCAACAGTTCCTTCACGTACAACAGCATTGAATCTCATGCCGTCTGCTTTTAGTTGAACATAAGCTGGAAAATTAACTTTATCGATTAGTTTTTGATCGAACGCGGAAGCAAGCATGCAAGGGTATTCATGTACCAGACCTGGCCATACCTTATTGACTGTAGATTCACTGACACCGCACTTCAAGTCTTTTTGAATGATACGCTCGATAACCTTAGCATCATCTTCAGTCAGCGAAGACAACATATTCGTTAGATATTTAACGGCAGCATTTCCAGTAACTCGACGGAGGTATATGGTGTGGAGACAATCCACTGCCATGTCTAAGCTGGTAGCTTTGTCAATTGTTGCAGGTGTGTAAGAGGGGATTTTGCGAATATAGAATTGGGTGAAAGTATCAAGCGCAAGGAAGCAAACGTGCTTAAGCAGCTCATTATCTTTGTGATTATTTAACTGTTGAATCTTGAAGTTGCGTGAGCTGTTAGCAGCTAGCTCTACAAATATTTGATTGATGCTCATAATGTAGTTGTCCTTAAACGCAACGCTGGATGCGTAGTTGGTCAATGATTGGGTTTAACTCTGTTTGCATGCTAAAAGGTAGCCCAAAGGTGAAGCAAGCATACTCACTCCCATAACCCAAATCCCAATCCTCAAGTGAACCGTCCAGCATCCAGAAGATAGCAGTTGCACGATCCTTAGCACCATGAGCCATGTTGTGACTAATGTCACGCTCAAAATCACTAATTGCACTGCGCTCGCTCTCTTCCTCTTCTGCTACCGCGCGGTGCAGAACTACGATCAACTCGTCCCAAATTTCCTGCTTACCATGATCGCTAGCCTCTGCCCAGTCAGCCCAAAAGTACTGGCCGGGTCGGAAGCCATAAGCGTCCTTGTGCAGATCTGAAATTGCATTCTCGTCAAAAGTGAATTCGGTCATAGTAAGCTCCTTGATTTCTTAACTGATGCCCCATTATACCAATTAAATGAATATAGGGCAACAGGCCGAAATCACGCGAATTTAGAGCCCGCAGAAGCAATTACAATCCCTGAGAAGACGCGCATGTGCTCGTTGGCAATCTGCTCTGTTGGTGAGGATCCAGCAGCAATCGCAGAATTTTTTATCTCAATCTTACCTTCAGCATAAGGCATAAACGGAGCAAATCCAACCGACATCTTACCTTCGGCCATCTGTTGATACACAAGGGTCACAGCATTTTTGACTTCGACAGAGTGCTCCGATGTTTGGACTACTTCACCAACTAACTCTTCACCCGACACCAACTTATATAACATTAGTTTACTCATATTTTTCACCTAAAAAAGAAACAAATTTAATTACGTCCATCTCACCATGGAAGGACCTAACAATGACATTATCGTTTATTGTGTTGAGAGCAACAACTAAAAATAGTTGTTCATCCTGATTGAACGATAGCTGTACTTTCCATTTACCAAAACGTGTTGTTTGAAATCTCACTAAGACCATTATAATGAGGGCCCAAGAAAGGGCCCTCTCCTGTTAGTTGTGTTCCGTCAATAATTGAGGTTGAACAGGATTTTGATTGTGTTGAGCAAACTCAGACACCGTTGAAGGTTCATCTGAAATATCAATCTTTCGTGGCTTGTTGTGCTCTGGAATAATATGCTCTAATACTACTTTAAGCATCCCGTTCCAAAAAGCTGCAGCCTTCACTTCTACATTATCATTCAGCATGAATGTGCGCGTAAACGGACGAGCAGCAATGCCTTTGTAAAGGTAGTTCTCAGTCACATGTGTTTCATCTTCTGAAGACTTGCCACGGATGTGAAGTTTATCTCCATCTAGTTCGAGTTCAATATCTGACTTTGCAAACCCAGCAACTGCAATCTCGATTGCATACTTATTTTCTGCAATCTTTTTGATGTTATATGGTGGGTAGTTGGGAATGTTTTTTGCAATCCCATCATGAGCTTGCTGAATTCTTTTTATGTGATCCTCAAATCCCACAAAGAACTTATCAAAATCTTTAAGCTCTGGCCAAGTGCCTTGTTTACTAATAAACATATTAATACTCCTATTAAGCGAGGTTGGTTAATTGTGCATTCCATTAGGCAATGCACTGCCGGTTACTTTATCCGGCGCTCAGTATGCCAAGCAGTGAAATTTCGCAGACGCCATTTAACGTGACGACAACGTTCCCAAGGTAGGGACATTTTTATTTAGCTGATTCTACTTCTTGTTGAGGATCCTCTTCACCTTGCAGTTCTGCAAGCTGAGTTTCTCCCTGACCTTTGATCTTAGCAATCAAAGCAGCGATCTCATCAAACGGATGCTTGCCAAGTGAGCGTAGGATTGCATTAACTTCAGCAACAGATAGTTCTAGATTGAGTTTAGTATCTTCCATGTTTAATCCACCTTCCTTCTTTGTCCAATGTTGTATTTTGGGATTAACTCCCACCCACTCTTCTCTTTATAGGATACAATCTTAATCTGAGAGAGTACTGATTGAGTATTGGTGGTTGGTTTTGAAACAATCTTTAACAACCCCCAATCCTCTAGCAGAATCGCAATTGCGTTTCTGCGTTCTATATCACCCACTGAAATATTGCTGTCTTTGTTATCAAGAATGAACAGCTCTTTAAAGTGGACGATAAAATAGCGTCCTTGCTTGTGCAGGATATGTGCGGATTGATATAACCTCTTATCTTTCTTAGAGGCAACACCAATACGAGTTAATGTTTCTTTGACCTTTAGAAAGTTGTCCGGGGTTGGTAGAGTAATCTCTAACATCGAGTCCGGAGTCCAATCGTAATAGATCACGTCTATCGTCATGATTTTCCACCTTTATCCATTTGTTGTTTTATATAATCTATTTGTTCAATAGAGAGGATGGAAAGTGCTTCCATTGCCTTTTCCGAAGAGTATTTATAATACTCACAAACTACAGATAAGGCTTCTGGATCTTGATTTTTCTTAGCCCACTTACTAAAACGCTTGCGCTTGGGTATAGATGATCTTAGGAAGTTGAATTGCCATTCTTTTGGAATGGTATTACTCCTATTCATTTCATTAGCATACAGTACAGTATCTGGGAAGTATGATAAGGCCCTGTTTACAATAAAAGGAACGTAATCTTTATTGGCTTGACTATCGCTAAACAAGTCTTGCTTGTTGTAAGTAATAGCGTTCACGAAATCAAAGGGATTCATTGAAATCCACCTCTTTTAGTTCGTGTTCAGATAATATAAAGGTCTTTCCAGGATAATTCTTTTCAAGGACATTCTTCACTTCGCTGGGAGTTTTACCTTGAGCTAAAAACTCTTGATTATCCTTTCTGTATACGTAGAACATATTATCGTCTTTTTTAACCCCAACATGGACTACCTTATCTAACTCTTTTTCCAAGGCACCAAATAACGTATCTTGATGTTGCCTAACTATTATTTTGGCAATAATCCCTCCTGTTAGCCATCCAAGGTAAAATGATACTATTCCTGTTACAATATATTCAATCATAAGAATTTACATCCACCCATAATCTCAGTCAGACACGCCATTAAATTCAACTCATGGTCTGCAACAAATGAAGCTTTGAATTGATAATCTGCTAGTAGTAGAACAAGTTGAGGTACGCTTGTTGGCTCCAGGAATATGTTTGAGTGATCGTATAGTTCTCTGAATATCCGAACTGTGTCACCATCGCTGTTGGCGGAAGCCCATTTGCGTACCTCGCTGAAGTTTTTATCCTTCATGAGAGTATATAGCTGTTTGAAGGAGTCAGAACTAACATTTACAAGAATACCCGAGTCAATTTTACCAGATACTGAATATCGTTGCATTTCATTAATCACTCGACGAAAGTCAGGGAAATGCTTTTGTACAAGTTCTGCAACAACCTTCTTGTCAAAGTCAATCCCCTCTTGGTTGAGGATTGACATAACTCGCTTGAAGAATTGACCAGCCAGCTCAATTTTATCCTTACCAGACACCCTAAAGTCAATCACCGAACACCTTGAGTGTAGAGGCTCAATAATTCTGTTCTTGAAGTTGCAAGTTAGGATGAATCTGCAATTGTCAGCAAACTCCTCAATAAAACCTCGAAGCGCTGGTTGTGTTGACTGAGGATTTAAGTAGTCTGCTTCATCAAGTATCACTACTTTTTTAGCATCCGTCAATGAAACCGATGAAGCAAACCCTCTAATCTTACTTCGTAATACATCAATACCAGACTCATCTGAACCGTTGATGAACATACAGTCGGCACCAATCTCGTTGCATAAAGCTCGAGCAACAGTAGTCTTGCCTACTCCAGCTGTACCGTAAAAAAGAAAGTTAGGCAGTTCACCTGACGAGATGTAATCCTTAAACGTTTGTTTTATACCTTCCTGTAGGATACACTCATTGATAGTTTGAGGGCGATACCGTTCTACCCATAAGAATTGATCACTCATAATATAACTCCATCACAAAGAACTATTATATCAGAAACTAAACGTGGAGTCAACTTCAATTGCAGCATAGTAAGTTAATTGCTGAGATGTTGATTGAAACCTACTGATCTTCTTTCCACCAATCGAAACTCGGTAATCACTATTGATCATCTTGAGGTTTTCTACTTTGAAGTTGACTTTAAACTCTTTATCAGACAACCCAAGTTCAGACTCAAATGTGTTACCTGTTGGGTTAGATTTATCAGTAACGGCAACTGTAATAGTTGAACCGTTACCAACTAAAGAGAAGTCGGGTACGTGGAGAATCGAGGATACCCGTAGAATCTGCACCAACATTGAACTAGATAAGTCAAACTCAATATCAGGTTCGGGGAACTGCTTAATATTGGGAACAGGAGTAAGTATAGATTGATTAGCACCATAGTATTTAACACTGTTCTTTCCTTCTTTAATTGTTACACACTTTGAATCAAACTCCAGGTTAGGGTTGTCAAACAATGACATCGCACCCAAGAATTCATTGAGATCGTAAATACCAAAGTCAACAGGGAACATCTCAGTAATATCAGCTTGTGCCACGATGTTCTTACCTGCAGATACAGTTGTGAGTTTGTTACCAGCTTTGATCGATAGGTTACTATTGATGCCTGCAAAGTTTTTAAATAAAGCGATTGTTTGTTTAGATAGATTCATTATTAAGCTCCATACTTTTGATCATGTGATTTACCGATACCATACAACTTCTGATGCTCAGGTTTAGGTTGACCAGATCGATCGAACCCATACGATCCGTCGTAAGCATGAAGCATCTCTGCGTCGAAACTTATATACTGACCAACACGAGTTCCTTTTTTAATCCTAGCAGCACCACAGTTAACGTGTAATACTGCCATCATCGGTCCTGAATATCCAGAATCATAAAGACCTGATGTCAAGAACAACCCGTTACGATTTAGAGTTGAACGAGTAATTACCCACCCTGCTTCACCCTCTCCAACGCTGATGGTATTCTCCATCACAACCTCGTAGTGTCCTTCTGTAAGGTTAAAGTAAGACTCGGTATCAGGCTGGATCTCAACACTACCACGATGGTCTTTAAGATCGTTACATAACGTAAACAACTGTGTATTGATTTTAAATACTCTATCCAACCGAAGATCTGTAGCATTAGGTTGAATGTCACCCTCTTGTACGTTACTGAGGGATGATGTCGAACCTTTTCCCATAATATGTTTCATAGTATTCTCCTTTGTATCACATCACTTCCAATATATTGTGCATTTCTTCTACAACACATTTGTTGTATTCTCTTAGAGTTAGATTGTGGTTGTGTACAATAAAATCACACACATCATCCTCAAACTCTGTCTCTGTCACATGACCATCAAAGTTGACACCAGATCTTTTAATCTTAACCACAACTCCTCCCATACGATTAATTGACTCAAGCTCGTTCTGAAATCGGAGGTCAGTTATACACCAGATTGCAGATGGGTCTGATGCAATTTGATCTTCGACATATCTTACAAACTGTTGCTCGTCATATCGACGCATTAGCATACCAATCTCTCGAACTACTTGCCGACCAGGTACACTATGAGTAAAAAAGATATTGAAGTTCACAGATGTTCGTTTGAAAGCGTCATAAGATTGTTCGTCCGTTAACTCGAAGATCTTTGACACCTCCTCTTTGATTGGGTCAGCATAAGCAATCTTTCTGATATTGTGAAGAGGAAAGGCCTCTTTTGCAGCCTTGAAGAATTGGTCCTTACCAGATCCTTTGGCACCACACAATCCAATAACTAAACTCATCACTCACCTCTACACATTTCGTCAATCACAGACATATTATACGTAATTTTTGACATTGTATCAATTGTAATTGTTGGGACGTGATTAAAGTCTACTTCCAGATCAAGCTTGCCCTTGGTAAGACCTGTTGGACTACCATCGTACTGGATGTTATTAATACCATGCCACACGGCTGATGAGCTGTCCCATGAATAGATGTGCTTGTGAAAAGGTGATAGAAGTTCTATCTCATTAGGACCTTCAGTCATACCTAAGCAATGAAATCTCTTGTAAGCGCGTGTACTCAATAACCCACGAGAATTCAACTCTTTAAATATTGCGTATCGAGAAAGGTATCGCTGCATACGGAAGGCTTCGTCACGTGACCCATCATCATACTTCGTTTCATTCACACCAAGGGCGATAGGACAGGAGAGGATTGAAATCCCAATATAATCGATTGATGGAGTTTGAAGAGCCCACTGAAAGGACCTCATTAGACCTTCAAGATCACCCAACTCTGACTGTGGACAGAAGAATGTTTTGAACTTCCGAGACTTGAGGTTAGACATGAGCCTTTCAGCTGACTCTACTGTTTTTGACCAATGCTCTTTTGGATAGTCGGACATGACGATTGAGGTTGCACCAACTAGCTCACCCATCTGAATTAGTTTTTCAGAATTATACATAGGATGACCCCGTTTGAACATTTCAAACGCAGAATTGTCTAAATGATATACAACTTGAGGCTTCTTCTTCTTCAAATTGATGTAGAAGTTACGATACGTCTCATCTTCCTCAATTAGGTGTGCAAGTAATAGATGCACATCGTATTGTTGTACGATTGGAAGGTATTTTGTTGGTACAATATGGCAAAAATTAATCATCATTCAACCTCATAATGTTTGATTGCTCCGTTCTCATTATCTTCAGCAACTGATACAATCATAGAGCGGTCAGGATAGCGTTTGTGAATTTCGTTTGCGACATCGTCAGCAATCATCTCGCAAGACTTGTAATCGAGATCGAGAGTCCCCTTATCAAAAAGGTTTTCTAACCAACGTTTAAACTGAATGAACTCAATGTCTCGGTCGTTGTGAAAGACGTCAATGACAACAAGGAAGTGAAAGATGTGTCGGTGTGGATATCCAAGGAAACTTACATCATACTCGTCGCCTGTGGCTAGTGCTGGGTCAGTTAGAGCTGCTGGATACTTGTGGATGCCTTCTTTTTCAAAGGTCACCCAAATGCGATTAAGCTTTGTTGTTAGTGTCATAATTATCTCTTCAAATAAAACATTATCAAATTATTGATCCGACTTCGTTACATTATACCGTCTACGTGTAACGAAGTCAACTCTATCACGAGCTCCGATCTTATAAAGTCCTGTGTTCCTCAATCCCTTAGATACAATGAAACGTTTCATCTCGTTACGGTCATACCAGGCCATCCAGCCTGTCTGTGGGTTACAGTGCCAGATTCGATCACACACTTTTTTGGGATTAAACAACCAACCCTCGTCGTAAGTCTCGACATAAAACGCACCGTATATATTGAGGTTGTTTTTAATGTCGGCTGTATAGGAGTTATACCAGGAGGGGTTGCGAAAGGTGATGTCAACACCACCTACCTGGTGGCCAAAGGATGAGGGGTGGGCAGTACACTCCCACCCCCAAGTCTCGAACACCTTACACATGAACTGTTCACCTTCATCTCCCTTTACGCCAGTTGCACCAAAGGCGCCTGCTGCTGTTGGAGTCCATTCTGTAGTCAATCGATCACTCATAATATAATAGTCCTTTAATTATCGGTTGATGTTGCTCATTACTTCTTTACGAAGAGCAGAGTTAGTTACACCAAACATACCTAGACACGTTGCAGTCACTGTAGAACTATTTGTATCTTTAATGCCACGCTGTGAAACACAAGTATGAGCTGCTTCAATCACAACCATCACATGCTGTGACTCTGTAATAAAAGCAATTGCATGTGCAATTTGTTGGTTCAATCGTTCTTGTACTTGAGGCCGTTGAGCGAAATACTGTGTAATGCGATTGAGCTTTGATAACCCTAACACACGTTTACCGGGAATATAAGCAATGTGAGCTTTACCAATAATTGGACGTAAGTGATGCTCACAATCAGAGTATAAAGTAATGTTCTTTTCGAGAACAAACTCGTCACCCTGGCAAAACTTATTTTCCACAGTTGTACATTTAGGAAATGTATCAGTACGAAGACCAGAGAAGATCTCATCAACGTACATCTTAGCAACACGCAGTGGTGTTTCTTCTAATGAGTCATCGGCAATATCCAGGCCAAGTACTTCAAGCATTTCAGCTGTTAGAGCTGCAATCTTTTGAATCTTTTCATTACGATCAGCAAGGACCTTGTCGGTCGTTGGTGTATTGATTCCAAGAGACGTCAGATGGGCGTTTACTTCTTCACCAAGTTGAGGGTGATTTTTAGACATGCAATTCTCCTTCGAGTTAATTTAACGACAGCAAAAGGAAAGAAGGGCTGTCAGCTCTTGCCGATGAAAAACCTAACGGTGCAACCATCGGATAACTTTGTTGCTTTACTATTTAGAGCTTCTTTAGTTTTTGAGGCATATCTGGATACGTGCCCCAAGGAAGTTTAAACTTAGGATCAATATCCTCAGGTCCTCCTGCATCTATCCACATCTTACTAATTACAGTTCGAGGCTTACCTGCGTTCATCTCATATCTGGTAAGTACTGATTGATCATCATATATACCATCGGCTACCCATTTAAACATTATTTTTCCTTAATCCAACAAGTTCTCTGCCCATTCGCGATGTCCTTCTCGCCAAGCCATGTTACTCTGGGTCTCACGTACTTCTACACGATAACACCAAAGACGACTGGCCTCACCTGGACCCCAATAGTCGGGAATATACACTCCATTGACAAATCGATAGAGCATATCAGCCAAACTCTCACACCCTAGCTTAGGAATCACAGTTAGTTTAGCCATCTTCTTTGATTCTAACAACTTATATGTTTCTAACTCAGGGTCATCTTCAGCTACAAGTAACGTATGATCAAACTGATCTTGAAGGATGTTTTTTAATTCTTTGAGACCACCATAGTCAGCTGCCCAGTTACGGACATCCAGGTCATTAGTGCCGAAGTAGAACTTCATACTAAAAGAATATCCATGAATCAGGTTGCAATGGCTGTCAGCTTTCCATTGTCTATAGGCAACAGGAAAGGCATCAATGTATTCTTTTGTTGAAGTGTATTTATATGCTATAGGTTGTATCATTTCTTCTCCCAAGGAAAAACTACCCAATCATTAGTGTTGAGGAGCTTTGCATAGTAATTTGATGGTTGTTGTGTGGTACTACGTTGAAAAACAGAAGCTGTAATCACATTACCACCCTCTGGATTATATTCCCAATCCTGTAAAAGCTCAACAAAGGTTCTTCCAGTGTCGTTGATGTCATCAACAAGAAGGATTTTTTTACCAGCAGCAATATCCTCGTTTATTGTGAGGTAGTGAGTTTGTTGTTGATGATCCCGAGTAGACCATTCAATGGGTACAAGAGGTAGATCCATGTAGTGGCTTAACAACACACCCGGAATTAGTCCACCTCTTGATACAGCAGCAATGTAGCTAAAGTCGGTATGGTCTTTTATTATAGCATCAGCTACATCAAGGGACAGTCGGTGTATATATTCCCAAGTGTAATATAGTTTATCTTCCATCACATTTCCTTAATCATTATTCGGCTAGCGTGAGTGTCATTATGTACCCCATGCGTTGGAAAATAAGGGAATTTGAAGTCGATCACTATACCGTAGACCATGTTTCATTGCCATATCTGCTACGTTACGACTGTTTAATACGTAAACGCTTTCTACGCCACCTACAGGCATTAAATACACATGACCTTTAAATCCAGCCTCACGATATTCCTGTGTGGCAATCACTGCATCTGCAAAATCCTGTTCCGTGGCGATAACAAACTTCAAGTATGTAGTACCGACCTGTTCATATTCGCATACAACATCTGGTCTGATAGCATCAACCCACGCTTCACCAGAACATGGCAATTTTGCACTCACTGAAAATGTTATTTCTCTATCCCACCATTCGGCTGTCCACTCTCCTAAGTAACGTCTAAAGTCCTCAGTTAACTTTTGCGTACCATTTGTTTCGAATGTAATTTCTTTAAGACCATACATTTTAAGATGACTTAATAAGTCAGGGTAAGCACGTTGCCATCCTAACAAAGGTTCACCACCTGTAATTACTAGATGCTCATCACCCCATACTTTAAAGGGTAAGATTTCAGCTATACGATCAGCAATGGCATCGCTTGTCAACATAGGGCTTAGATCTTTAAAGTCAGGATGCCATGATGCATAACTATCACACCCTGTACTTACTAACGGCAAATCTTCATACTTTAAAAAGGTTTCAATCTTTTTATGAGTATGTGCTACTTCATCGGCTTCTGTGCTAAGCTCACCACGTGGCATACCAAACCCCGCGCACTTGAAGTTACATCCAAACGTACGAAGGAACACTGAGGGAACGCCCATATATCTACCCTCACCCTGGATAGAATAGAATAACTCAGCTACTTTAATCTTTGACATTGATCATCCTTTAATATAATGTATTGAAGAATTATATATGAAGAAAGGGATCCAAATCAACTTTGGATCCCTAACTCTTATGCTATCGCAAGCAACATATCTACTGCTTTGTTCTTCATCGATGAGTCGGCACCATACAGGCTGTTGACAAATTGACGATTAGAATCACGACGAGCAGTGCCGTGAGTGTACTTCTCAGTTACAGCGTTGAGGACATTCCAAGCAGTGCCACGACCCGAGTCTGCACCAAGACCATGACGAAGACGGTGCATCAAGTCATCTACTGCACGAGTTGTTGCACGAGATACTTCTGCATCTTGCTCTTGCTCTTTCTGCTTTCCAGCAAGCTCCTTGAAGAAATTGAATGCTGCATCATCGCTCATCTTTACATTAGTCAGCTTCTGCATCGACTCAATGTAATTAGCCCAAGCATTGTCCAATAAACCCAAGTCTAACTTAACTTCACGAGCATCAAAAGTCTGACGGTGTGTACGGCGAGCCTGACGACCACCTTCCTCACCAACAGCAATCTGCAGAGTGTTGTTGCACACAACACGAGTTGAAACAAACTTAGCAGAAGTAGCCAATGTACCATCCACTCCAGTCATCAAGACCAATTGACCTCGAACCTCATCCCCTGGAAGGATCTCACCAACACGACCCGTCTCTGCGGTAGCCCAGAAACGCTTACCATTGAAGAGTACACCAGCTACACTCAACTTCATGTCGTAGATCTCAACTAGATCGCGGAAGAACTCAAGTACCTCTTTAGGCTGCACAACTCTGAAGTCTTCGCTCACAACACTTAACGGCTTGTTGCTATCTGAACGATACAAAACTTGCTGACCATTAAAATTCTTACGGCCATCAGGAGTCTTGAATTCTACAGGAGTACCTTCAACGCTCCAATCCATCTGAGCTGCCGTAACCCATTGTTCGATTGATGCGCCTTTCTGTAACTCTTGGCCAAGACCATGCCAAGGCTTATCACCGACATAAGCAATTTCAGCTAGACCAGTTTGTTCGTTTGT